ATCGGGGTATCGGGGATTTAGGTAATGGTATTGTTATAGGCTGCCGCCCCGGTATTGGTAATGGTATAGTAAGAAAATACGCCGAAATCCGCCGAAAATCCGGCGCAAAATTAATTTTCAGAAAAATAAAAAAGCCAATGTTTTCAGCAAGATAACCCGTACAATTGTTCTTGTTTGCAACTTGTTTCTTTGATATACTGTGTAGGCTAGGGCTTGCCCTTGCATTGTGAAACGTAAAAAGGAAACAAAAACAATGACTTATTGGAAACAAGATTACACTCTACCGACTTTTGGCGCGGAATTAGAATATTATTTTTCTAGCTCAGCGTGTCAATCAATCCGCAAGGTTGAGCAAACCTTGTATGATGCTGGCTTTACATGGCTAGATGTAAAGCTAGACGGCACTGTTGAGGTAGACGTGGAAATAGTAACCCCGCCCTTGCCAGACGTGCCGCAAGTTTGGGCTGATTTGTCCGCTATTATGGAAATATGCAAAAACCTAGGTTTGAAGTATCGCAAGAAATGCGGCTTGCATATCCACATTGGAAAAAAACGCTTAAAGCCAGCCGTTAATATTGATGCATATATTGAACACGTTAAACAGCGTGCTTCTGGCGTTAGCTTTTTGATGCCGAGTGACGACTGGTTTTCTGGCGATGATATGTCACCAAAGCTTGTTAAAGACGTTATAAGACGTTATGCAACGCACCAAGACGCTATAGACGATTTTATGCCCGTATCGCGTGGGGACGGTGCGCCAGACCGCGAAAACTATATGTTTAGGGGTATGGCAAGAGCAGTAGGCCAATTCGCTTCGCGTTTTGAAGCTTGTCAGACCATATCTGATTTGCGCGATTTTAATTCAATAGGGCGTTCTGGCAAATATAACGCTATTAACCTTGAGACTTGGAACAAGGGCACTATTGAATTCCGCCAGCATCCTAGCACGTTATCGTCTGGCAAGGTTAGGAATTGGGTGCGGTTTCTGATTACTCTTATTGAGACATCAGATAGAGAGCGCGTAAACTATGGGCAAGTGATTGCCAGCCAGCCAGCGCCCGTTGAAACTGAAACCACCTATCAAACGCCTGAGTGTCCTTATCGTCATTCAAGCAATATTGGCATGTTATACCGCTCTTGCCGCATCGAGGGGGGCGCAACGGTACGCCAGCTAATGAATATCACTGGAATGAGTCGTGACAATATCGTAGCTAGAATGTCTGAAATTAGAAACGCAATAGGGCAAGACGCTGTTCTAACTTATACGCAACAACAATACAATCACCGCTATGGCGCGTCTGGTGGCAGTCATGACCTAGGCGGCTATGAGATACTTCAAGAGGTAACAAGGCGCGAGATAGCCCCTCAAAACGCGATTGAGGGGGATTTATTGCCTAGCGATATAATAGCCAGCGATAGCATATGGCACGGCCTACCATATGATATCGTTCAATATTTTCAGTCAGGACGCGTAACATCAACGCGCCTATAGGCTAACCCCAATGCTAAGAATAGCCCCCGAGAGGGGCTATTTTTTTGTCTTGTCAAGCCAAACATTTGACAGCTAATGCGCCAGATTATTGACATGTGCAGCCAGGGTGTCAAAAAATTGACGCGGCTTGCAGGCAATAAAAAGTGTAATGTTTACAGCGTTTTACAGGTACCCTAGGCCCTATTCTGAAAATCCAACGGGTCAAATTATTGACGCCGCACCCCCCATTTAGGGGGTTGACTGTCAAAAAATTGACGCGCCCTGTTTCCCACTAACAATTGTCAACTTTTTGACGTTCACCTCTTGACTATGTGAAATACATTTCATAGTATAATAGAAACAACAGGTCATGGAGGGCAAAATGACTAAGTACAAGATTACTGCCGGAGAAGAGTTCTCTTGGGAGGCGCACACGGACGATGGTTTTGTTGATGGTTTGCGTAAATATTCAGTTTATCCAAGTGATGACAATGTTAGGATGATGCGGACGATGGCTGCCAGCTTCTGCGATTGGACGGGTAAATCATTCAGGTTTTCAAGTGTTCCTGATTTTATCGAGGATTGTGTTCAGCACGGCGTTATGGAGGTTTCTGATGCAGAACGGACGCGGTAAGAGCAAGTATTCATCGTGGACGCCGGATGATTTAACTAATTTCCGTAAGGACGCGGGCCTTAGTCGCCGCGAGGTAGCAGAGAGCTTGGGTGTTTCGTACAGAATGTACTGCTATTATGAAAGTGGGCACACAAAAATAGACTTGCCGCTTGAGTATGCTGTGCGATGGTTGACGGGCTCAGGAGAAGATAAACCTGTGGTTGAAAGCAAAGGCCAAGGTACCCTGACCCCTTTTCAAAAAGAGCGGATAGACCGCTTGTTGAATGGAATTCGTGCATACCCCATAGGCGATTTAGACGAAAAGGGGCAGAAAATTTTATCACAATGTGTCAACGAGATTTCAACCTTGGTCGAGGCGGTTGCCTGACAGGCAAATTTAGCATATGATTGTCGTGTCAAATTAATTTGAGGCAGGCAAATGATGCAAAATAACTTAATGGGTGGCGGGATGGCAGGCCCAACTACTGCTCCCGCCAACCCCACAGGTTTAAATTTCCAAAGCGACCCATCTATGAGAGCTCAGTTCAAGGGCTTTATGTCAGGGATGCAGGCTAAGCAGCCTGCTCCTATGGCTCCTTCTCCTATGCAGGCTCCTTTGCCGATGCCTGCGGCTATGCAGAATGTGGACATTTTTCAGCCGCAACCGATGCAGATGCAAATGGGCGGTGCTGTTCCGCGTCAGGCGATGATGGGCGGTATGCCGCACATGCTTTCTTACATTACTCCCGGTGAAGCTGCTGCGCTTAGCGCGATGGGCGGCACTGGTCAGCGTGGCCCTGGCGGTGTTCCGTCATTTAGTTATGAAGATGAAGCTTTTGGCGGGGCAAGTTCATCTGCGGGTTTTGGTGGCAGCACTAATTTCAGCTCTGGTGGGTATGAGGACGCGGCTTTTGGCGGTTCTGACAACGAGGGTAATGTATTTTACGACACGCTTGGTAATACTACAAACTTTAAAACTACAACACCTGACACATCATTATCTGCTGACAGAGCGGCTACGCAGGATGCTTTGTCTACAATGTTGGCGGCTGAAGCTTTACAGCAAGACCGTGATAAGCAAGAGGCTTTGGCTAAAGAAATTACGGCTCTTGGTGGTGCTGCTGACATTACCGAGGGTTTTGGCCCGATGAGTCAGGTTATTGGCGCGTCTCAAATGCCGATGGACCCGACAGAGTTTGCTGCAAGTAACGTAAAGTCTGTTCGTGATTCAGTAGACGCGGCTGCTCAGAGTAACTTGTTAGACCAAGTATTTGATATTGACACTCGTTCTTTTGGTCCTGACACGCGGTATGATATTGATACCAGTTACACTCCTTCTCCTATTGGCACTCCTGACCAGATTAAGATGCAGCAGAGCCTTGCCGCTGACGCTAGAAGGGACCTTAACACTTTGAGGACTGGCCCTATTGGCATTCCTGATGAGATTCAGATGCGTAGAGACGCGAATGCTGCTTTAAGCGCTCCCACTAAGACGAGTGCTGTTGATACAGGCAGCTATGACGTCATTCCAGATTCGGTTCAGCAAACCATTCGAGATAATCTTGGCGCTCAGAATTTAGGTGCTTTGGGCGAGGGTTCATTCCCCTCAGCTCCTAATGTGCCTGCTTCCGATGGCATTGTACGCACAGAGGCGGGCTCTACTGGCAGAATAGCTGACTCTGGCTTTGGCACTGGAGAGGTAACTTTAGCGGCAGGCTCTCGTCAACCAGAGGACCGTCAGGGTTTCTTTACGACTTTGCTTGACACTATGACAGGCAGACAGTTCCCTGATGATTTGCAAAAACAGCAGAATATTGTGGATGCCACTAATAGACGGACTACGATTACGGGTGATGAGCGGCGTGCAGACATGAGTGCTCTTGACCAGTTGGCAAAACGCGCTGGTCAAGAAGGAACTGGCATTTTGGGGGCGTTTAAAAACTTCGGCTCTAACAATGCTGCTAATATGTACAATGACATTGTGAACAAAGGTTATGAGCCTGTTTATGACAGGGCTGGTCAGATTGTAGCTACCAGAGTTCCCGGCACTGATATTCTAGGTCGTGGCTCTGTAGAGGGTCGCATTCCTGGCGCCAATACAGGCGGAGGAGGCGGTGGTTCATCGCGCCCGGCCCCAGCCCCGCAACCTTCTGTTGCTGATTTAGTTGCGGCGGAGTTGGCTAAGTTACAGCCAGCGGCTCCGGCACCGACTCAAACTGCGCCGACACCTATAATCCCTGCTGCTGTAAATGCAGGGCCTCGCGCTCCGGCTACTGGCGGGAGTTCTCTAGGGTTCGGTTATGGTCAGTTGCGTAGAATTCCGGGGATATCTTCTAACCTAAACACGGCTGCGGATGATTTCTTAAATCTTCTTGGCGGTTCTAACGTGCAGAATTTTGCTAGAGGCGGTAATGTCTCTAACGATTTGGATGCATTTGGTGGCGCTGGACCTGATGTGGGGTTTGAGGGTAGCGGCAGAGGCACTTTCTCTGGTGGCTCTTATTCTGAGAATCCTTTTGACAGTGGCGGCGATGACGACAATGTGGCACCAACAGTAGCCCCTGGCAGTTTTATAACCAATCAATCGCCTCAAGACGATGGGTATAATATTAATACCACTCAAGCTAACCAGATGAACCAGCAGGCGAAGGCGGATGCTGAAGCGCGTGCGGCTCTGGAAGCGGCTAACTTGCAACAGCAGCAGATGCAGCAACAGCAGCAGATGGCTCCACAAAAGCAAAGCATAAGAGATAGAATTTCGTCTGTTGCGAGTTCTAGCAAGCCTTCTTTTTCTGACATGTTGGGTGATTTGTTTAGCTTTAATACTCCAGACACTATGAGCGACCTTGAGCGCACACAATTAGATGTTAGAGGTCGAATGGCTGACCGTGGCAGTAGCTATTACGGACAGAATTTACCTCAAATGACTCAGAATTTGGCGCAACTCGGTATGACGCCTGCTAATACTCAATATATGGATGTTTTATCTTCTGGGGTTCCGGGTGGCTCAAGGTATGGCGGAGGTATGCAAAACATTGGGGTTCAGTATCAAAGTCCTCAACAGGTGGCTGCTGGAGTTCAAGCAGGAGTTCAGGGGGCGTTTGATTCTCTTGGTCAGCAGTTTGGAGGGTCGGGAACTCGCCCTTTTCAATAAGCCCAGAAATTCGTCCTGACTATGCAGGGGTTAATTTAAACTTTAAATTCTGACATGAACAAGCCATTTGATATACCTCTTGAGTATCTTACTGACGATGAAATAGCAGAGCTTAGTAAGGTAGTAGGGCGCTTAGATGAGGTATCTAAAAGAGACGAGTCGCAGGGCGACTTTATGTCTTTTGTAAAAAATGTTTGGCCTACTTTTGTAGAGGGCAATCATCACAAGATTTACGCGGATAAGCTTCAGAAGGTTGCTGAGGGCAAAATCAAGCGTTTGATTGTGAACATGCCGCCCCGGCACACGAAATCTGAGTTTGCTTCGTATTTATTTCCATCGTGGTTGATGGGTCGTAAGCCCGATACCAAGATTATTCAAGCTACACACACGGCTGAGTTGGCTGTGGGTTTTGGTCGTAAGGTCAAGAACCTTATTGACAGCGAGATATATAGAGATGTTTTTCCTGATTTAGCTTTAGCGTCTGACGCAAAGGCATCAGGGCGTTGGAGCACGAGTAAAGGCGGAGAGTATTATGCCGTTGGTGTTGGTGGTGCGCTTGCTGGTCGTGGTGCTGATTTGTGTATTATTGATGACCCTGTTTCTGAACAAGATGCGTTATCACCCACAGCACTTGATAATATTTACGAGTGGTACACTTCAGGCCCCCGACAGCGCCTCCAGCCGGGAGGCTCAATAATTATCGTTATGACGCGGTGGAGTATCCGTGACTTGACGGCGAAGGTTTTGCAAAAGCAAGCAGAGGGCGGCGCTGACCAGTGGGAGGTCGTAGAGTTTCCGGCTATTTTTCCTGACAACGACAAGGTTTTATGGCCTGAATATTGGAAGAAAGAGGAATTAGAGGCTGTAAAGGCTTCTATTCCTGTGGCTAAATGGAACGCGCAGTATTTGCAGAATCCAACTGCTGAAGAGGGCGCAATCATTAAAAGGGAATGGTGGAATGTATGGGATAGCGATAGCCCACCAGCTTGCTCCTACATCATACAGTCATACGATACTGCCTTCTCTCAGTCAGAGAGAGCGGACTATTCTGCCATTACTACTTGGGGCATTTTTGAGCCTAGTGATGGAGATGGAGAAGCCATCATCTTACTTGACGCGCAACGAGGTAGATGGGATTTTCCAGAGCTTAAAGAGCAAGCGCTCGATTTATACGATGAATTTGACCCCGACATGGTTCTGGTCGAACAGAAAGCCTCCGGCACTCCTTTAACACAAGAGCTGCGAAGAATGGGGATTCCCGTCACGCCGTTTACGCCGTCCAGAGGCGCTGATAAATTTACTCGTATGAACGCCTGTGCTCCTGTGTTTGAATCTGGTATGGTGTACAGGCCTGATATGAACTTTGCTGAAGAAGTCGTTGAGGAATGTGCAGCATTTCCTAATGGCGAACATGATGACTTGGCGGATTCGATGACACAGGCTATACTAAGGTTCAGACAGGGTGGATTTATTATTACTCCCTCTGATTATGACGAAGATGATTACAGAGAGTTTCGTAGGAAACGGGAGTATTACTGATGGCTAAACCTGAAGCACCGATTATGCCCAAAGAGGTAAGGAAAAAGCGCAACGCAAGTGCGGAGCGTACTGAGCGTCCGCCCCTGTCTGCCTATAAAGAGATGATGATGGAGGAAACTGGCAAATCTATTTCTAACGCCGACAGAGCTCGCCTGCGTGAAATAATGGGCAGTGACACTGGCAAAAGCATTTCTAACGCTGACAAAGCTCGTTTAAAAGAAATAATGAAAGATGTCAAAGGCTACAAAAACGGTGGCTGTGTAATGTCTGGTCGCGGTGGCAAGTTCAAGGGGATTTCGTAATGGCTAAGAATAAATCAAAATCAGGAAAAAAGAGCAAAGGCATGTCTCTGGTTGAGGCCAACTACGCTGCTGAAGGCAAAGCTGTGCCAATCCCTAGTTTAGTTGAGCTGAACAAATATTTAAAAAGCATTGGCAAAAAAGATGGCGGCGAAGCTGTCCCTGCAAAATTCAAAGGCTTTTCCAAGCTGCCTGAAGGCGTTCAGCAGAAAATTGACCCTAAACTTGCTCAAAAATATGAAGAGGGCGGGGCTGTTGGCGGTTGCCGTGGCATGGGCGCTGCGATGCGTGGCGGCAAGTTCTCTGGGGTGAAGTGATGGAAAAGATTGACGGCCTTACACCGCGTCAAATCCTCACCAAAGGTACTACGCAGGGCGTTGGAAGCCTTACCAATGCTCAGTATGACAATTATACTCTTCAGATTGATAATCAAAAGAAGGGCGTGCCTAATTACAGCAAGAAGCCGCGCAAATATGCGTCTGGTGGCGCGGTTCGTGGTTATGGTGCTGCGACCTCTGGAACGAGTTTTAAGGGAATTTTCTGATGTCTGTTATTCGTATTGAAATCGACATGAACAGCATTGAGGACATGATTCCTGGTTACGGCGATGGGGATGATGACAACTTCGTGTGTCCTGTTGCTACGCAAGATGCCGATTTAAATAAAAAAAACAGACAAGTAGCAGTGGATGAAAGGCATTATGGCGTTCCTTCTGCTGAGAAAACAGAGAAAGAAATGCGTTGTGGTACATGCGCTAACTTCAACTTACGCTCTGCGCTGCTTAATTGCATATCGGATGGCTTGGGGCTAAAGGAGGGTAGTGGCTATTGTGACGAACTGCATTTTGTGGCGTCAATGGAAAACGTCTGTGATTTATGGTCTGTTGGGCCGCCCACAACAGATGGCGATTTAGACGATTATCCTTCAGACATGGGGAACCAGAAGGACATTATGTAATGAATACAAAAGACCGTATTTTAGAGCCATTTGACTTTAAAAAGTCACCTAGTATGAGCAGCCAAATGTTTGAGGCTGCTCCTGGTGTTTTTGGCGGCAAAGACGGCGTTGGCCCCTTGCAGTCTGTAAACAGGGTTATGATTGGCGGTCCTGTTGATATTTTTGACTTTATTGGTCGCGCTGGAGAATCTGGGCTTCGCGGCGCAGCGGAGGTGGCTGGCGGTACCTATGAGGCATTAGGCGGTGGGCAAGGTATGTCGAGGCGGTTAACGCGAGACATTTACGGGTTGGGTCAGATTGGTGGATTAATGGCAGGGGCAAGCCCTTCGTCTCTGTCTAGCGCGAGGGTACCCTCCACTCGCCGCGCTGCCCCATCTGACTCAACACCTTCTGAAGGTATTATGAAGGCGTTAGAGGGCCCACCAAAACCTGCTGGCTTACTGCCTTCTCCAAAGCCCAGGAAGGCTTTAGAGGGTGAGATTGTATCAGGGCCTTCGGATAACTTTCTCCAAGCTCAAGCCAAAAGAGACAAAGCAATTTCCAATCAGGGCAAGGATGTCTATCAGGAAGAGATGGATTATCTTGGCTTAGAAGACTCTTTTCAGACAATTAAGGTAGATATTGAGGACGGTCTGGAAGGCGCTGTTGGCAGAGGCTTTGAGCCTGTAGATGCAGATGGTTTCTTTGATACATTTCAAGACCGCGTTATGTATGAACGCATGAAGGCTGAAGGTCGCGGAGAAACTCCGAATATGGGTGAGATTATTGCCAAAGAGCTTCCTGAAACAATAAATGATTTTGAACGCAGTTTTGGTTTGTTTGTAGACCCTACTGATATGGTAAACAAGATTGCTAAAACTGCCGATGATGCTTATGATTTCGGCGTAAGAAACGCCAAGAAGCGTATGGATGACGCTGAAGCCAACAGAAGAGATTTAGAGGCCCAGAGAAATGTGGCGCGTGCTAGAAACGAGCAGCGCGAATACTACAGGGGCATGGGCATTACTGACGATATGACAGATGACCAAATAAGAGATATACTGTACGAGCGTCAAACGGGTATGCAGCGTGAATTGGCTGGTGCTGGCATACCAGAGCCAAAACCAGAGGGCCCGAATTTGCGCGTTGTTATTGATAATGAGGACTTAGACTAATGGCAATTGAAAAAGGCATAGGTTCAGGCGGCGACAATGTAGTGCCGATGAATCCGCAAGAGCAGGCTGAAATTGATGTCATAGAAATGGCAGCCGAGCCGGGCCAGGTTTCTATGGAGGATGGCTCTGTTATTGTTGGTGACATATCAGAAGATATGATGATGACAGAGGTTCCTTTAGAGATACCTTTTGGTGATAACTTGGTCGAATATATGGACGAAGCAGACGCGATGACCATTGCCTCTGATTTGGTTGGTGACATTGACGATGATTTATCTTCTCGTGAAGATTGGGAAGATACATACAAGCGCGGCATTGACTTGCTTGGCATGAAGTACGAAGAGCGTTCTCAGCCGTTTGAAGGTGCTTCTGGTGTTGTGCATCCTTTGCTTGCTGAGTCAGTCACACAGTTTCAGGCACAAGCTTATCGTGAGCTGCTGCCTGCTGGTGGTCCCGTGCGGACACAAATTGTTGGTGATGAGAACAAGGATGTTTTAGCGCAGGCTGACCGCGTTAAGAACTATATGAATTATCAGATTACTTACGAGATGGAAGAGTATGACCCTGAGTTAGACCAGATGTTGTTCTATCTTCCGTTAATAGGCAGTACCTTTAAAAAGGTTTACTTCGACCCCTTGTTACAAAGAGCGGTGTCTAAGTTCGTTCATGCTGAAGATTTAGTTGTCCCCTATACAGCTACAGACTTAGCATCGTCTACTCGTATTACGCATGTAGTGAAGATGGACAGAAACGAAGTTCGCAAGCTTCAGCTAACTGGTTTTTATGCTGACGTTGACTTGCCGGGCGAGGGCTACGGCGAGAGCGATTATTCAGATGTTCAGGAAACCATTGATGATGTTCAGGGCATTGCTCCTGCGGGCACCAACGAAGATATCACTCTATACGAGGTGCATACAAACTTGGATTTGCCTGGGTTTGAAGATTTAGACCCCAATGGCGAAGAAACTGGTTTAAAGCTACCATATATTGTCACCATCATAGAAAAGAACAACAAGGTATTGTCTATCCGTAGAAATTACGAGCAGACAGACCCGTTGCGCCGCGCTAAACCTTATTTTGTGCATTATAAATTCTTGCCTGGTTTGGGCTTCTACGGTTTTGGCTTGACGCACATGATTGGTGGCTTGTCTTTGGCGGCAACCAGCCTATTAAGGCAGCTTATTGACGCTGGCACGTTATCTAACCTTCCTGCGGGTTTCAAAGCGCGTGGCGCTCGTATTCGTGACGAAGATGAGCCGCTAAGTCCGGGCGAATTCCGTGATATTGATGTCGCGGGTATGGATATTCGTCAGTCTTTGATGACGTTGCCATTTAAAGAGCCCTCACAGACGCTCTACGCGCTTCTAGGAACGCTTGTAGACTCTGGACGTAGGTTTGCGTCTATGGCTGACATGAAGGTAGCTGAAATGGGCGGAGATACGCCTGTGGGCACTACTATGGCTATTATGGAGCGCGGTACAAAAGTTATGTCCGCTATTCATAAGCGGTTGCATTATTCTCAGAAGATGGAGTTCAAGCTTCTGGCTAATGTTTTTGGTAGGTTTATGGCACCGATGTATCCATACGCGATACCCGGCGCACCGCCTGAAATAAAGGTGACAGACTTTGATGACCGCATTGACGTTGTGCCAGTTTCAGACCCAAATATTTTCTCTATGTCACAGCGTATTGCTTTGGCGCAGACAGAATTACAGTTAGTTCAATCAAACCCTGAAATTCATGGGAATGAACAGGGTTTATACCAAGCGTACAGAAAAATGTACGAAGCATTAGGAGTTACCAATGTTGATGCCATACTCCCTCCACCACCTGTGCCTCAACCTACAAATCCGGCTAAGGAGAATCAGGAAGCTATGCGCGGCAAGCCTTTACAAGCTTTCCCAGACCAGAATCATCAGGCGCATATCGAAGCGCACCTCGCAATTATTGCAACACCTGTGGCACAGGCTAACGCAGCTATAGTGATGACGTTGCAAGGCCATATCCAAGAGCATCTTGGGTTTATGGCTGAAGCGATGGCGCAGCAAGAGATTATGGAACAGCTTTCACCAGAAGAGCAGATGCAAATTCAATCTTCTCAAGAAGGCATGATGGCTATGCAGACAGAAGTTGCATCTCGCGCTGCTGAGCTCGTTGGAGAGCTTAGCGAGCAGTATGCACAGGCTGTAACGCCGCCACAGCAAACTGACCCGCTTGTGGCAATTCGTCAGCAAGAGCTTGCTTTGCGTGAGGCTGATATCCAGCGCAGAGCGAAAGAGGCTGATGACAGAAATCAGCTTGACCGCGAGAAGGAAATGAATGACCAGATGGAAGCTGCGGCTCGCATCAACATTCAAAAAGAAGCTCTGGATGAGAAGACCAGAGTTGCAGAGGAGCGCATTCAAACTCAGAGGGATATAGCCGCTTTAAACAACATGAAGAAGGGACAATAAAATGTCAGCAAGTTCATTAAACCGCAAAGTTGCGGAAGTAGAAAAAGCTAAGAAAGTGGAGCGTAGAAATGCCGCTATTAAAAGGTACGAGTCAGAAGACGATATCGTCAAACATATCGAAGTTGAAGAGCGAGGGATACCCGCAGAGACAGGCAGTGGCGATAGCCCTGAACCAATCAAAGCCGAAGCCCCCAAAGCAAAGCCCAAAAAGGCCGCAGCCAAAAAAGCCAGTAGCTCTAAGAAGGGGTGGAGTGGTAAAAGGCTTCTCTCCGATAGCTAGGCCACAGAGATTTCAAGGTGTGTTCTAATGAGCGCGGAAGAAGTAGCAAGAAAAATGCTGGAGTTACGCATCCTGCCTCGGTTTATGATGCTTTGCATGACAGGTGTTTACATTAGATGCATTGAGTGGGCGCTTAGTCAGCCGGATTTAACAACTCAGCAGGCTTCGCTAATATCGGTGGTCACGGGTGCCATGACAGGCAGTCTAGCAGTCTGGTTAAATTCTGAGAAGGGCTAATGCCTATAGAGCTCCAATATTGGTTAGTGTTTATGGTTACATTGAACACATTCATAAATTTGATTGTGTTCTTTAGACATAGGTTTAAAGATGCCAAGAGTAAGTGAAAACACAGAGGTAGCACTTCCTCTCCGCAACATTATAAGTATGGTTGTCGCGGCTAGTTTAGCAACCTTTGCCTATTTTTCGATTATCGAAAGATTGAATACAATCGAGACTAACATCACAATGATGAACTCTGACTTGGAACAGAACACAGAGTTTCGCATCAAATGGCCTCGCGGCGAGATGGGTAGCTTGCCCGCAGATAGCGAACAGTTCATGCTGATAGAACACATTGCCACTGAGTTAGAGAGGTTGCAAACAGAGATTGAAGAAGGTCGTGCGCCATATGACCAACAACAGAAACTTACCTTAGAGTTTTACGAAAAACGTATTAGTGGACTTGAAGAAAATTTAGAAAAGTTGCGAAACGGTGGTTGAACTTACTTTTGTTTTATTATTGGTTATAGGCGGTGAAAGAGCAGAGTACACACCGTACACTTCCTTGTCTGAATGCCTATCTACTAGACGTAAAATAGAAAGAAAGGTAGGGCGTTATCAAAACGACTTTAACAAGCGATGGACTTGTAAAGAGATGACGGTTAAAATGCAAGACGGGGCTATATTAGAAATAATTAAGTAGTTGGAGGGTGTTTAGGAGCAAAAAATGGACCCTGCATCCGCCATTGCAATTGCCACCGCGTCATTCACAGCTCTTAAAAAAGGTTTTTCCATTTCCAAAGATGTCTACGCTATGGCTGGGGACATTGGAAAATTTATGGACGCGATTGACTCCGTAAAGAATGTTCATAAAGAAGAAAAGAAAAAGTATGGAAGTGTTGGCGAAGAGGCTTTGCAAAGCTTTGTCGCCCACAAAAAAGCTCAAGAGATGGAGAATGAGCTAAGAAACTTCTTAATAGGCAATTATGGCTTTAATGCTTGGCAAGATGTTCTAAGAATACAAGTTAAGATAAGAAAAGAAAGAATAGCCATGAGAGAAAGAAGAAAAAGACAAATACAGCAAATGGTAGAAATAGCTTTCATAACTCTTGGCGGTGCGGTAGGTTTAATTGGTATATATTTGTTTGCTATGTATTTAAAAGGATAGGGGGACGACATGTTACAGGCTTTAATAGGTCCAGCCACAGAGTTGATTGGCAAGTTCGTTGAAGACAAAGACCAAAAAAACAAATTGGCGCATGAAATCGCCACTATGGCAGAAAAACATGCTTTGGAAATGGCAAAAGGTCAAATGGCTATCAATGCAGAGGAAGCCAAATCCAGAAATGTTTTTGTATCCGGCTGGCGCCCCTTTATTGGCTGGTCCTGTGGCCTTGCGTTATTCGCTCATTTTATCTTGTTTCCTTCGGCAGACGTTGTGACCGCTTATATGGGATATCCCCCCGTTTCATACCCAGCATTTGATATGGACAGCTTAATGACTATATTATTAGGGATGCTTGGCTTGGGCGGAATGAGGTCATTTGAAAAGTACAAGAAACTTACGAAGTAATCCGCGCCTGGAGGGGTCATGGACGCAATAGCACTAACAGAATATTTATTAAAGAACATCCGACAGCAGAAGGATGACTATGCAACTATGCTGTCGAATGGTGCGGTAGAAAACATGGAAAACTACCGTTTCATAGTAGGCCAAATACGCGGACTGACCTATTGTGAAGATGAAATAAGAGCCGCGATGAAAGGTGTCATTGAAGATGGCTAAGAAACTATTCGTGCCTGATAGGGTTGCGGCAAACATGAAGTCTGACGCGCCGCAGACTGAAATACCAAAGGCGGTTCAAAACGCTCTTCCACAAGAAGAGGAAAATAAGAACACAGAAAATCCTTCAGAAATGGATTCTTCCGCGCTAGAGCGCCTTCCAGAACCTGTTGGGTATCGCCTTCTTGTTATTCCTTATTACCCACCAGCCAAAACAAAAGGCGGAATCTACATTCCTGATGCAACTCGTGACAGAGAGGCATTCGCAACTGTAGCAGCTTACGTTGTTAAGGTTGGTCCAGACGCCTACAAAGACTCTGATAAGTTTCCATCAGGCGCGTGGGCTTCTGAGAAATCATGGGTACTTATGGGTAGATATGCTGGGAATAGATTTAAAGTGGACGGTCTTGAGGTAAGGCTCATAAATGACGATAACATTATCGCCACTATACTTGACCCATCAGATATCTCTTATGTATAAAAATACTGGAGGCGTATTATGGAAGACATTATGAATCAAGAAGCTGAAGAAAACGTAACATTTGACGTTGAAGATTCTGAATCTGTTGAGGTGGCAACTGAAGAAAAACCCGAACAATTATCCGGGTCTTCAGATTTTGCAGACTCAGACGGCGCTAGTGATGATGACCTTGAAAATTACAGTGGTAATGTTCAGAAGCGCATTAATCAACTAACCGCGAAGCGTAAACAAGCAATGGAAGAGGCAGAGGCCGCGTATCAGTACGCTCAGCAGATGGCTCAAGAAAATACTCAGATTAAAGCTCGTTTAAACCAGTTAGACCAAGGCTATACCAATGAATACGGCGCTCGCGTTGATTCTCAAATGGAGCAAGCTAAAAAGCTTTTGAGAGAAGCTAGAGACATAGGCGATATTGATAAAGAGACAGAAGCTGTTTCTTTGTTGCAAAGGCTAGCTATTGAACAAGAAAGGGTTCGCGTTCAAAAGGGTCGCGCCGAGCAACAAGCAGCACAAGCTGAGCAACAGGCTCAGCAGCCGCAAGTGCCTCAAAGACAAGCTGTTCCTAGAACAGAAGATTTGGACCCAAAGCTTCGTTCATGGATGTCAAATAATGACAAGTGGTTCAACAAAGACATGGTTATGACTCGTGGAGTGCAGGCCATTCACGAGACTCTAGTTGGTGTTGAGGGTTTTGACCCAACAAGTGATGATTATTACAAGGAAATCGACAAGCGTATGCGCGTAGAGTTTCCACACAAGTTTCAG